ATCTAGGTGATTTAATAATATATCACTATCTTTTTCTGATACTTGTTCTTCTTGAATAAGATAATCATTGTAGTAATTATCTCCCATGAAAATCCATAAATTAGGTGAAAAACTGGAAATGTCTTCCCAAATTGTTTTATTTCTAATATTTACATTACAACTCCCAAAACATATTCTAAAAGTTTTAGGTTTTTTAAAATGCTGATAATTATCTATTCTATAATAAATTATTTCTCTTGGATTTAAATTTCTCTCAAATTTAATTTCTGATGATTCTGAAAATAAATTTAATATTATTTTAATCTTCTTTTTTTCCTTAGGTTTTAAATTTAATGTATTAAGATGGTTTTTAATATCAATTATAAGTTTATTTATATGTTCTTTTTTATAATGTAGTAAATATAAATATATTATTAATAATATATTTATAAAATTTTTCATATATATATAATGGTGAAAATTTTTTAACAATAGAATAAAATAATAATTATCTGGGTTTAATCAGATTTCATCTCAAAATGGTTGATATTAAGATGTCCTCTCGCTTGAATCAAACCATATACTACAATTCCTCCAATCAAGGTAAAGATAATACTACCAGAAGAGCTGTACATAGATAACATTCTATTCCTCTTGATTATTGGCATCATAGCAGCAAAAGTATACACTCTAACTACACCATCCAATACCGAGTACCTCATCACATGCTTTCTAGAATAGCCTTTGAGTAGCATAATCAATAGCACACTACTAATCGCGTCTACTGCAGTGTTAGCTATTATGATAAGAGTAAATAGTAACTGCCAATACGACAAATTAGTTGAACTCATATGATATACTAAAGTCTTTCCGCTCGAAGTACTGAAAGTACCCGTAATATCCCCACTACCCTTAGATATAGGAGAAAGATAATACAACATAATCATAACAACTACTCGAATTATGGTAGATATTCCGTGGATTTTCATATACTTTCTCCATAGATCCTTGAACTTCAATCCACTAAAAGATGTGCTGACAAGAATAGACATTAACAGTCCTACAGTTACCTCAACAAATGAAATTGAAGTATTACTTGTTATAGGTGTATCATTGTACATCAATAAAGGGGCAATAAATTTCAATGACGATAGAGGAACGTCAGTAAAGATAGATTCCCACAGTTTAAGAATAAGCGGTGTAAACAATAAGAAAGAATAAGAAGTAATTCCAGACTTATTCCTGATAGTAGTATCATTAGAGACACTATTTTCAGATACCTTTACAATGTATAGATGAATAAATATACCTACGATTGCAAAAATCCAGCCAAGATAAAACACCATATTACCATTACTAGTGATGTTATCTGCCATTAATGCAAACAATCCCTTACCTACTATACTAGTTGCAATATACTGTACCACACCAAAATATTTGTCAGATAACATCTTGGAAATAGTATCATCCGCAAAGGCATCAGCAGCAGCAATACAAGGGAAACCAATAGCCATATTTAATATGACACAAGGTACTACGTATTCACCAGCAACAATCGCAGTAACTAGACAAGCTGCTAAAACTAATGGGATAATCCCAGCCAGCGTTTTAGTTACCCTGTTGTTATTAAGGTAACGGTCGATGGTCCCTTTAAATAGACCAAGACTACTGTTTCCAACTAACCATGCAACCAGATGCAAGATTGACCAAAACCCAACAATTACAATCCGTGTCAGACTCTGTTGTTTTAACCCAACATACAAACATAAAGTCTGTATGGTGTAGTACAATCCTGCCAGAAAAACGGGTATAACCCGTAAAAGTGCTTTATTTAACGTCTTGAGCATTGACAATAAATCTTGATTTATAGGACATAATAGCGGTAACATTTTCAATTTTTACTTTAATTTTAAAAATTGAAAAATATAACAATTAAAATATTAATGTCTACTTTTCCAAAAGATTATAATTTATGGCCTCGTGTTGAGGTTTATGGGACAGATTTTCGAAGCTGTCTGCTAGATATGGCAACTACAGTCCTCCTGAAGGTAAAGGATTTATGTTTTGTGACGAATCTAATGTGACAAAAATCAGTAATGGTTTACAAGATAATTCACATTCAGGTGCTACATTTGGTTATTGTATGAGGTGTATGGAATATATTGCTAAGAATGGATTTCCTGCATTTCATGAACTACATAGTAATAATGATTAATTTATATAAAAAATTATAAAATTTAATAATCATAAAAAAATTGATAAATATTATCTTATCATATAATATTAATGGAATCTTTTACCGAGATGTTAAATATTTTATACTGCAAATTAGCAGAAGATAGTAAATCAGAAACTATCGTTTTAGATAAACCTAACTTAATTAAAGTTGGGAAAAAAATGGTTTGGAAAAATGCAAAACGATTTTTGATGAATATTAACCGTGACCCTACATATTTTATTGATTTTGTTAGTAAAGAAACTAATGGAAATGCTAATTGGAAAACTTCAAAGAAATCTGATGGTATTATTTTTAGTGTTAGAATAAATAGTACTTCAATTGAAAAAATAATGAGAGATTATTCCGAAAAATATGTTAGATGTACACAATGTAAAGGTTTTAATAGTATTATGTGTAGAGATAATAGTATTAGAAAATTTAAAATTACTTGTCTAGATTGTAATTCAATTAGATATGTTTGATTTTTTTTATATCATAATATAATGTTAAAAAAAATATTATTTGTTATTTTATTATTTAATATTATATTAATGACTTTAAATGAATCAATAGATAACACCTATTATGTTAATTTAGAAGATAACGAATGTTGTTTAGAAAAAATAGAAGATAAATCTAAATTATTTCATCATTATAATAAAATAAAATGTGATGACAAAAGTAAAGAAAAATATAAATTTAATATAAATAATGAGAATTTTCCATTAAATTTATGTAATTATTATAATAGTCTTTCAAAAGTTTATATTAATTAAAAATAATTTTTATTTATCATATTAATGTTAAAAAAAATATTATTAATACTAATATTATTACTAATTTTTGCAAGATTAATAGAGAATTTAGATGATACATATTATTTAAATTCAAATGAAAAAAAATGTTGTTTGGTAGAAAAAAAAGTAGATGAAGATGGTTTTTACTATCACTACACTAAAACTAATTGTGATAATGATTTAGAAAAAAATCTTAATAGTGAAAGATTACTTACAGATGAACAATTTCCTAGAAAATTTTGTAATTATTATGATATAAAAAAAAAAGGGAAATTTCCTGAAAGATTAGGTTCATGTAGAAATGTTAATCATGAATGCCTTGATTTTATTAATAAAAAAACTTGTGAAAAATATAAAGATATGAGATGGGAACCAGTACCATGTAACATGCCTATAATATATAAAAACAAAATTAAAATGTATCGAATTGGTAATGTAACAGTTTAATTAAACCTTTTTAAGAATTAAATATACATATAATTAATGCTTTCAGATATTATAGGCTATATCGCAGCTGGTTTCTTATCAATACTATTTATTCCACAAGTACATCAGACATTTAAAACAAAAGAAACTAAAGCCATTTCATATTTATTTCTTATTTTACAAGCTTTTACATCAACTTTATTTATAACGTATGGTTATTTAATAGATTCAATTCCTATAATATTAGCAAACATATCAACATTAGTATGTAATTTTTTGTTACTATTTGCTAAATTAAAATTTGATAAAATTACTCTTCCACGCTAGTTGTAATATTTTTCTCATGTTTTTGATATAATTTAATAAATATCTTTCTTACAATAGTAAGATTATATTTTGCTGATTTATTTTCATAATCATTTCCTAAAATTTCTACTGATAATTTTTTTAAACTGGGATATTTAAGGTCATGATTAAAACTAATAATATCAATAATTTTCTTTTTAGAAAAATCAAAATATAAACAACTACGCATTAATTCTGTTTGAAGAGTTTTAATATGAAAATCTACATTATGTGATACTATAAAATTTACATATTTAAAATCATTTGTAAATTTTTCCATTGCTTCAAGTGAATCAATTCCTTTTTTCATTGCTTTTTTCATTGTTATACCATGATATTTCATAGCCTCCTCATTAAAATTAATTGATTTAGGTTTAATAATTAACCGTTCTTTTTTAGTTTCTACATATTTTTGATTTTCATAGTAACCAATGCTATAATTTAAAACTATAAGTCTAGCAAATATAAACATATTTTTAAAAGTATTTTTAACAGGAGGAACTACATTAATAACTTTACCATCATCTAATTTTTTAGGAACAGTGTCATGTAAACCATTTGTTTCACAATAGATAAAACCAACTAGATTTTTCATAATATATTAAAATTAATATATTATTGAATATCAATTTTTTTCTAAATTATAAAAAAGTCTATAAAAATTATAATTTTTTTCTAAATTATAATATATGCTATTTAACATTGTTTCACCAATTGTTATGGAAATAGACGGAGATGATTATAAAGATGCTGTTAAAAATTTCGTTAAATTAAATTATGCTATGAATTTACACAAAATTATTTATCAAGATCAATATAATCATTATCATGCTAAATTTGACTACTATAAAAGAGATAACAAAAAACGTGTTGGTATTGACATCTATCCAGTACCAGGATTATATCTTAACTAAATATATAACCACCTTTAATTTTAATTTCATTTGATATTAATATGGAACAAAAATTATTCATATTAATTTTACTAATTTCTCTTTCATTAAAATGAATTGATTTTATTTTAAATTTAACAGTCTTATCTTTAATAATATAAGCTACTATATCATTTTGTTTAAATTTACCTTGATAAACAAATCCAGAAATAATATTACCAATATCTGTAACTGTATTACTAATTATATTTAATTTGTTATATTCTTTGTTAGATTCCATAATTTTAATGATTTTTGCTATTGAATTAATATTTTTAAAAAAAACTTTTCTATTTATTTTTTCAAAATTATTATATTTTGGATAATTATTAAAATTGCTATGATAATTTATTCTTAATATGGGTGTTTGTCTTTGATAAAATATTTTTTGAAATTTATCTTCATATTTCCAATATTGTTGTTTTTTATAAAATAATAATACAATATTAAATCTACTTTGTTCTATTATTTTATTAGTAGTTTTAATATATTTATTGTCTCCCGGAGTATCAATAAATATATAATTTACACTATTAAATGTAAATCTGTGATAGGTAAAACTAGATGTCTTTCCTGTTTGAATTTCATGTTTATGTTTTAACATAAAAAGATTATTTCTCATACCTATTTTTCTTTTTATTAAATTTGCTAAAAAACTAGTTTTACCAGTATAGGTATCACCAAGTAGTAATATCATTATGTTTTTATATTTTTTATTTTTTTTTGATATATTAATAACATAATAATATTTTTGTTTTTTTATAGAAATTATAACAGATTTTATTATTTTACAAATTTTTTTAAAGTTATTTAAAGATTCTTCTAATACTTTATCAGATTGAAATAATATTTTTCCATTGTCTTCAACACCAATATAGTATGTAGCTTTCCCATTACCTTCGTTTAATCTAAAATTCATTTGTGTAGCTAATTCTTCTAATCTTTTATTATTTTTATGAAGAATGCTTCTTTTATATTCTATATTTCCAAAATATTCTTCGGGAGGAAACATTACTATAATATAATATATCTATTTAAATATAAAATATTTTATTGATTAATGACATTCGAAAAAAATCTAAAAACATTTAATTTTAATAAAGATACTATGAATATGTTGGTATCTGATACTAAAGAAGCTGAACTAATTACCATGATGGTTGAAGTTGGTTTTTCTAAAGAATTAACTCAATTTCTTCTTAATGTAGAACCTACCTTTTACAATAGTGTAATCTTACGACTTAGACTTTACGCTAAACAAAGTAAAGAATTAGATTATGTTCAACAAGGATTCTCTAATTTCCCAGAAACACTTTCTCTAGTTAATCATCTTTATAGCAATGAAACAAATGTTGAAGAAACAAATGTAACAAATGTTCAAACTAGTGATTCAGTAAATGATGTTGCATCTATGATTGAAAGTGATATGGTTGATGTTGATTCTGCTTCAGAAGAAGATGAAGAGGATCCATTAGAAAAATTTTACCTAACTCATATTCGTGAAGAGTCTGGTTCTAAACTTAGTACTAAAGAAAGTTATGAAGTATTTGTAAATTGGTTTAGTGAAAATTATCAAGAAGATGAACCAGATAAAAAAGTATTCAAAAAATATCTTTCTGAAAAATTAGGAAAAAGTAGTAAAAACTCATGGAAAAACTATGTTCTTGTAGCATAAATTTATTCATTTATGAATAATTTCAAAAAATAAAAAAAATTGATATTATCATCTTATATGATACTAATATGGATTTATTTGAACTAAATAATAATTTTACTAGTTTTGACGATATGAAAGAGTCAGAACAACACGTATTGATTTGGACCAAGAAGGTTCGAAGAACAATTAATACTTATATGACAGGGTGGGATATTGACATTTCTACTCTTAAAGGATATCATTCACAGATGAAAAAAAAGTTAGCATGTAATGGCTCTCTTAAAAAGAATGAAGTGTTTGGTAGAGTATATGATAAATCAGGAGATGTTGATGAAGCTACAGGGAAAAACGTCAAAGAACTAGTCTTCCATCTTTCTAAAGAGTGTGTGGATGAGTTGATTGTCCTTCTCAAGGAAAATGGCATTGAAGAAGATAATATAGAAATTAAGGGGATTTAAATATTAGTTTATTTATCTTATAATGCCAATATCTTATGCTACTAGAAATATGTTAAAACCAATTTCAAATGAGGAAATAATTATGGACCATCTTATTTGGTTTGATAATGTTAATTGTATTAACGAAGATGATTATATAGAGGTTAATACTGTTGACTTTCTTACTTTATTAAAAAAAGAAATAATTAGTGTTATTATATCTGATATCAAAGAATTAGATATAAATGTTTTATCATCTATTAATTCAATAGAACATATTCGATTAGAAGCAATAGAATCTGTTACTTTTGGTGATTTTAATAGTAATCTCAAATTTCTTGAAATTAACTATTGTGCTCTAAATTATCCACCAGTAATTCCAGACGGTATAATAATTTTAGATTTATCTATGAATTTAATTAATTCTTTAGAATATATGGAAATTCCTAAAAGTTTAAAAAAACTTATTTTAAATGATAATCATTTTAAAACTTTTCCGGAATTACCTGATAATATAGAAGAAATTTACTTATGTAATAATTACTTGACAGAAATAGGAACACTTTCAAAAAATTTAAAAAAACTCTTTATAGGTAATAATTATATAACTCAACATCCAGTAATACCTGATAATATTAGTACAGATGTTACTAATAATCCTATTAACACTGTTTCTATAGAAATTTAAAAAAAAATGAATAATATATTTATAATAATAAATATATGTCACAGACACTAAAAAATTATCGTTCTTCTGGAAAATCAGATTCACATTATACCATGTATTTCTATAATTATAATTTATCTGAAGCAATAAAATTTCTTTCAGATAAATTGGAAAAAGTAAATAAATCTATTAAAGATAGTTATAAAAGAAAAATGGCCAATGATATTATTTATGAAATAAAAACTACAATTGAAAATGGAACATATGAAGAAAAATTTAATTATTTCATTTTAGCAAATCAAAAAGATTGTCATATTATTCCATTTTCTGAAGAGGATTTAATGTTAGCATCTACCTGGAATATGTCACCAAATATGTTTGAACATGACAGTAAATTTATGATTAATTATCTTGAAAAATTATTTTCAACTGAATTAAATATTTTAGTATATCATTTCAATAATAAAGAAGTTACTATTAAATCAGTTGATTATAATAAAGTTAAAATTGAGCAAAAAATTTCTGTAGATAAATTTGATGATATTGATAAACCTAGTAATAGATTATCAATTTATTGTGGTATTTCAAGTTACCTAGATAAAAATAAACCATCATATCTCATTAAAAGTAAATCAGTTACAAACGATGATATTATAGAGTATTATCAACAAATTATAGAAGAAAAAAATATAGCTAGATTAGAGAAAGATATTTTAGGTAATATTGCTAATGAAAAGGTAAATCATAAATTTCTATTTGGGAGAAACGAGATATCAGAAGGTATAACAAATATGGTTATTAAAACTCTATATATTACAGAAAAATTATTTAGAATTTTAAAAAAGAAGTTAGCAGAAACAAACAGTCTATCTCTTCTTAATTTTGAAATTATAACTATATCTAATGGTAGAGTTTTAAAACAATTCGAAGGTATGATTGCAGAAAAATATTTTTAAAAATTATTTTAAAAATTTTATAAACCATTATATATATGTTTAATAAAGTTGGCGATTGGTGGAATAAAAAATGGTCTTCTCTAAAATATGAATTTAACAGTGCCTTAATGGTATCTCTAATGGTAGTTATAGCATTCGTTGTTACTAACCCAGTTCTTAATATGCTTGATGAAGAATATGGACTTAATATGTATGTGTGGTTTTTATTAAGCCATTTATTCAAATTAATGCCTTTTGTTTACGATGAATATAAAAGATTCAGTAAAAACTGTGGAAGTTTAAATGTATTTTCTAAATTATATTTCTCATTCAAAAATGCTATGATTCAAGTTGGTATTACTGATATTGTATTATTAGTTAGTAGTTATGTACCTATTGTTAGTAATGTTATAGGTATGTTGGGAATGGTTCCTGTTATAGGTGAACCTATGTTATTCATTGGTGCATATCTTTTCCAAGTTATTAATGAACATCTTAACCCATTTTATTATCTTCAAAAAGAATTAACTGAATGGATAGTTAATAAAATATTTAGTACTAAATTTGGAGGAAAATGTACCAATCCTTACTTAATAGTCGCATTAGGTGCTATGGGAGCATCAATGGGAGTATATACTTTTAATGAAGTTACTGGTTTATTTTAGAGTAATTGAAATTACACCACTACAACCTTTTAAATAATTAGATAATTTCTCATTATTTAATCGAGTTATCATCCATTTTAAACTATCAATCATATAAAACTCTCCTTTAACTTTTCTAATACACCAAGTATGATGACTGTTAAAGATAAAAAATCCTTCTACTGTAGATAAGTTTATGTTCTTTAGTATATTTTTGTCCATATAATAAGTTTCTAATTTACAATGATATTTTAATTTTTGTAAGATGTAACCAAAAATATTATCATTCCCTCCATTGTTGTAAAAATATTGGTTATTCTTACTTATCAGAGGCATACTATTCTTAATATCAAACTCGTCACAATAAGTATCAAAAGTTTGATAAGATATAGCATCATAACCTAAAAAATTATTTATTGCATGACAGCGGCAATAGTTCTTATATTGTTTTTGATGAAACATCTTAATATTATTAATATTATTATAGTTCAGTGGTATAAATTTTTCTACCAAAAAGTAATGAATATTCTAATAATTATAAATCCTGCTAGCGGTAGAGGTAATTCTTTAGATATCTATTACCAGAATTTTAATAAGATATCTAGTAATTATAACATAACTGAATTTATTTCTAGATATCCAAAACATGTGGATGATTATTTTAAAAATAATTATGAAACTTTAAAAGATTTTAACATTATAGTTGGTATGGGAGGAGATGGAATAATGTTCGAAATATTAAATAATATTAAAAAATTTAATTTAGAAATCTATTTAGCTGAGATTCCTACGGGTTCAGGTAATGGCTACTTTAAAAGTTTAACATGTAGTAATAATAAAGAACCTACTATTGAGGAGGCAATAAATATTATTAATAAATATAATATTATTGATGTAGATTTGTTAGAAATAAAAAACCTTAACATCTATTGTAGACTTGCAATAAGTTGGGGTATAATTTCCAATATAGATATAGATACTGAATGGATGAGATATTTAGGTAAATATAGGTTTGACATTGGAGGAGTTTGGAACGTAATAACTTGTCCTAGTTATAACGGAATACTACTTTATGTGAAAGATAATGTAACAAATATTATTGAAGGAAATTTTTGTTTTGTTTGGGCTGGTAATAATTCACATGCTAGCACGGATACTCATTCATTTCCTGGTGCACGAATAAATGATGGAAAGATTTGTATTAGTTATGTTATGGATGATGTTACTAGGTATGAAATGTTTTGGATATTATTAGGATTAAATGATGGTTCTTACATTAATCATCCAAAAGTTCATTATATATATGTTGATAATTTTGAACTTAAAATTAAGGATGGTAAAATAGTTGTAGATGGTGAATTTATTAAAGAAAAAGAAATTAAAGTTACCAATAAACAAAAAGAGTTAAAGATATTAGGCTATAAATATTAATGCAGTATCAAGATTATCATACTCACCCTGTTAATAAAATCATTCATTTTTTCTGTATTCCAATGATTGTATTAACATCAGCTAACTTTCTAGCTAAAAGTAACTTATCATTTTTTGGATTAGGAATATATCCTATTGCTCTAATAACATTGCTATCATATTATTTTTTTACTTACGGTTCATCAACTTTCATTTTAATGCTTACTTATTATAGTTTTATTGATTATCTTTGTGAAAAGTGGATTAGAAGAAAAAATTGGTTTATGGAATCAATGATTGTTTTTATATCATCTTGGATATTACAATTTATAGGTCATTATATTGAAGGCAGTAGACCAGCACTAATGGATAGCCTGACTACAGCAGTAACTCAAGCACCATTATTTAGCATTATGTATCTGTTTGAAACTATAGGAAACATTGTAAAATTTTTTATTTTATGAATTGAATGCAATTTATAAAAAATTGATAATATAAAAATTATTGTTTTAATATTAATATGGAATATCATCTTAATATTAAAATTTTATCTCAAGACCCTAAAATCGTTGAATACTATCAGAATATGACAGTATCTGAAGATAGTGGGATTGACCTATTAGTTCCTCTAGATGGAATGGTATCATTGTTTAATACCTATACAATTGATCATCAGATTCAAACTCAAATGAATAAAGTAGATACTAGAACTGGCGAAGTTCAACCTGTTGGATATTGGCTACTTCCTAGAAGTTCTATTTCAAAAACAAATCTAAGAATGGCAAATAGCGTAGGACTTATTGATAGTGGTTATCGTGGAAATATTATGGCAAAAGTTGACATGAAACCACGATTTGCGGTTGAATCTAACAAAGTAGTTGTAGCTGATTTTAAAGAAGAAGTCAAACAATATACTCGGTTATTTCAAATTGCATCACCTGACCTTACACCTATTAGTAGCATTAATGTAGTTTCAACACTATGTGAGACTGAACGAGGAGCTGGTGGATTTGGTAGTACCGGTCTATAATATGATAATAGCTGGAATAAGGGTTAAACCAATTGATTTAGAGTAAGTATATCTATGATTACCATCTAATAATCTATATACATCGTCTTCTTTTTCTACTTTTATAGGAGGTAGTGTAAGGTTATTTTCATATAAATACGAAATACTTCTTATTCTATCAGAATCAAGTGAAATATCACTTCTTGATGTAATTACTTTATCAATATCAATTAATTCAACTAATTCAACAGGAGGATTGTTTAAATAATTGTAATGATTATCACCACTAATTATATTATAAAATGGCATAAAACTACCATCTTCTTTTCTAACTAGTAAATTTTTAAAACTAGTTATACTAATAAGATTATCTAAATTATTAAATTCTAATTTTAAAGGTATACCTTCTTCTTCCCAATTTAGAAAAGAATCATTACTATCTATATATCTAAATACCATTTTTTCTGATAATACTTCTTCTTCAAAAGTAAAAGTATTAAAGTATTTATCTTGAAATTTAAACATATCGATAGAGCTTAATTCTTTTTTTGAAAACTCTTTTTGAAGTTCTAATTTTAATGACGAGTCTTCAAACATATCTATAACTTCAACCAATTTAGCTTCATCTTCTCTTAAATCTCTAATTGTAATATTTTCGGCTTCATCATATCCTATAAATGTTTTCTTTCCATCATATATAAAATTTTCAGGAAAGTTATCTATGCTAGCATGTGAATCTAACATAGGATAAAACATATAGGTTTTTCCTACTATAAATACATCACCACCTATTTGATTTTTAAGATTAAAATATTTTTTTTTATATTTTAAATATTTAATATAATAATCAACCATATATATATATAACTTATAAAAAAAAATGAAATAAATAAATTAAAATATGTTAATGATTACATATATTAGTATATTGTTAAATTTTATTCTGATACCTTTTCTCGGAATTTTTATTATAAGGAATAATATGTTTTTGAGAAAGTGTTGGTATCCATTAATTCTTGATTTTGAAAGAAGAATGAGGAAGATTATTAAAAAGAAACTTAAATATTTAGAACCACTTAAAACTCACCGAGCTATCGAAGAAAAAATTAATCCATTCTATGAAAATTATATTAAATATCATAATATATCATATGATAATCTAGAAAAGATGGATATTATTCAGAGTAAACTAAACTTGAATTATGATATGATGGTTCTCAATCTAAATTCAAATCTTAATACTGGAGCTATTTATCGATCTGGTTGTTTATTAGGTATGAACCGTTATCTTATTGCTGGGAAAAAAATATATAATGTCAGGTCAATGGTTGGTTATAAATTTTGTCCCCTAGAATATCTGGATATTTTTCCAAAACTTAGGAATAGAATGAAACCAGAAACATTAAATAATTTTAACAAGAAAGAATTAATTTCATTTCTAGATAAGAATAATTATTATATTTATATAATAGAACAAGGAGGTAAATCTATAACTAATAGTATTATAAATAAAGAGATTTCAAAAAATATATATAGTAAAAAGAAAATATTATACATTATGGGAAATGAAACTTTTGGGGTTCCAAATAGTATGATAATATTATTAAAAAATAAATACAATGCTAAAGTTATTTCAATACCTCAATGGGGATGTGCTCATAGCTTTAATGTTAGTATGGCTGCAAATATAATAATGTGGAATCATTATAGCTGCTTTATAAAATCTAAGAATAATTTTATATTTTAGGAATTGTTTTATATCTACAATGTAAATTTCCTCCTTCATTATGTAATATATGTGTATCAATGTAATGATGAGTAATTTCAATAGTTCCTGTAGCATTGATTCCTTCAATAATACTGTCTATAATATCACTTACTTGAGGATCTACTTGTTGAGGAAATATAGCTAAAAACTTATTTTCGTCTCGAACTAGAATTCTATTAAAAATGGGAGGATTTTTAATTTTCCCTTTTTTTGTAAATATAGTTTCAATTAATTTTATTTTTTCTTCTGGAAAAATACTTTTTAAAATTTTATAATTTCTTTCCCAAATTTCATTTAATCCAGAAATTATATCAGGATCAAATTTTTCTTCTAATTCTTCTAATACCGGTTTGTAAAATAAAATAATATAATCGTTTATACTAGTAGGTAAAATAGTCATTATCTCATCAATATGATAGACATAAGTATCCGGTTTAAGATTAATATCAAAATTTGGATTATAAACTTGTAAACATAATTTTGGTGAAAATTTACATATTCCTTTATTCATTTCTGTTTCTGGAACTAAACTGACCCATTTTTTTTCGAGTCCTGGTAAAAATAAATAATTTCCTCCTTTTTCTAGATCAAATTCATTGGCATCTTGATTCTTATTCTCTAGAGTTATTTTTTTCATTATTGGTATTGAAGTATGGTTAGTATTTATTTCATTTATTTTTTTTGTAAAGGTATTAACATCTAAACGACCAGTTGCATAATCGTCTGCTAATAAAGTGAAATGAAAACGTGTGGGTTTAAATTCTGTTTCTGGTTTAATTTCTATTTTTTGAACTAAATCTTGTGCCCATGTACCTGTAGGTATTTGATAAATCATAATTTCAGGTTTAAATGTTGTAATATAATTATTTACTTGACGAAATAAATCAATAAATTTATCATCTTCTTCTAATATACTATAAATTAAGTAATCTGTATTCATAAGTTCGTGTGAATATACTTGACTTCCACCATGTTGATTTTTTAACATAAGATATTTATTTTTATATTTTAGATATTTTTTCTTATAGTCCATTATATAATATACATGTTAAAAAAAATTTTTTAATTTTGAAAAAACTGTTTTATGATATTTTTTTGGTATCTTTTTAAAGTCTATCATTTTTTCATTATGTTTATAATTTTTCCTAGCTTTAGAATTTTCTTTTAGAAATTTTTCTAATTCTTCTTTAGATTCTTTAATTTGTTTTTTAAGTTTATTACTAAGTTTATCTTCCTTGTTATAAATACATTTAATATTATCACTTTTATCTCCACAAATAAGTTTTAGTCTTAATTTATCTGCAGCTTCCTCACTGGTTAGTTGAAATAACTTTTTCTTTTTGTAATTAACAAAATATAAATCGTCACTTCCTAATTGTAGGAAATCTTCATCTCCTGATACCAAATAAATAGTTTTTCCTTCTAACTTTTCTCTAATATATTTACATGATAATGCTACCAAATCATCTGCTTCCAATTCTGGAACTTTAATACTGTGTATGTGATCGTTATTACTAACTAGAAGAGGAATCATAGTATCATAGGTATATTTAAAAGTGGTTTTGAAATTATGTTTGATTGACATATCTAGTCTATCTCCTTTGTAATCATCTGTTATTTCCGTCCTCCATAGGCTTTTTTTGGGACTATCTAGACAAAAAATTATCATGCTTTTTTTAAAAACCTTCTTTTTTACCATTTTTTCAATACTTGTTAAAAACATTTTTTCATATTTTTCAATAAAGGCTTTGTTAGTATACCAGTCATAATTATTAATTTCCTTAATTTTCTTCATTTCATCCTTGTGTGCCATACTAAACCATCTCATTGATGCAAAAAATCTATAAAAAACTGTAAAAGAGGTATCAACTAATATGATATTATCCATTATATATTTATTAATATATAATTAATAAATCATTTTTTTTTTAAGAATTATATTTAAATAAAAAAATATAAAACTTTATATATAATGTTAAAAGAAGAAATTGATAATATTGTTAATGAATTAACTAATTTTTTAGTAAAAGATAATGTTAATTTACAAACAGAAATGACTAGTGTCAAAATAATTGGGATAATCACTGAAGTGCATAGACTTTTAAATCAAGCTAAATCTTTCGTTGAAGATCTTAAAGAAATGGATAGAGATAATATTGTTAGAAGAACTGTTGAAATGGCAGAAGTAGTAGTTAATGATAGAAGAATAAAAAATATAATTTCTCAAGGACAAGTTGATAGTATCTTAAAAGTTTTAAGAGAAAAGGAAACTTTAGTTACCATTGTTGAAGTAACAGATGATGTAGCTGAAGGAGTTGCTGAGGCTGTTTTAGAAACATTAGATGATAACGAGGATGGTAAGGTTACTTCAACTGAAGTATCAAATAACTGTACCTGTTGTGGAAACAAAAAATTAGCTAAATGTTGGGGTAAATTTTTCATAAACTTTTTATGCTGTGGTAAAAATAATGTTAAAGTTTATAAACATAATGAAGCTTTAGAAGGAGTTGAACTAGATGGTATAGTTATTCAAGAAACACCTGTTATTGAAGAAAAATCTGCTGAACCTTTAGCTGAAGAAACTCCTGTTGTTGAACCTGAAACAGCAGTAGTTGAACCTGAACCAGTTGTTGAAGAAACTCCTGTTGTTGAACCTGAACCAGTTGTTGAAACTCCTGTTGTTGAACCTGAAACAGCAGTAGTTGAACCTGAACCAGTTGTTGAAGAAACTCCTGTTGTTGAACCTGAACCAGTTGTTGAAGAAACTCCTGTTGTTGAACCTGAAACAGTTGTTGAAAATATTTCAGTTAAAACCCATGATAATTCTTTCATAGAAGGTGTTATGTTAAGTAATCAGACAGACACTATAGATGATGACTCGGAATAAATTTTTATATAATTTTCAAAAAATAAATCTCAACAGACTATATGAGTGATATTTATTATCAAAAATATTTAAAGTATAAAAATAAATATTTAGCCCTTAAAAAACAAATTGAACAGAAAGGAGGAATGATGGCTGTTGGTATGCCTGGTATGGGTATGCCTGGTGTTGGTATGCCTGGTGTTGGTATGCCTGGTGTTGGTATGCCTGGTGTTGGTATGCCTGGTATGGGTATGTCCAGAATGATGCTTCCTTATCCATACGGAATGATTTACACCACACTTAAATCTAAAAAGAAAGATAAAGATGAAGATAGTAAAGATAAAAAAGAAAAAACAGTAATGGCTTTTGTTCCAGGTTGGGGTTGGGTTTTAACAACTGTTAAAGATGATGATAAAGATGATGATAAAGATGATGATGACAAAGACGATAAAGATAAAACAAGATATTTCTTCATTCCTGGACGTGGAATGGTTGCATATAATTCAAAATATAATGGAATGTTTCCAATGGTTCTAAACTACAAACCTTATAGTGTAATGCCAGAACATTTACGTGATTAATTTTTCTAATTAATCTTTCTGATTCTATTTAATGTATAAAGATAAATACCTTAAATATAAAAATAAATATATAAATTTATTAAATAATATTAATAAAATGAATGGAGGTAGTTTACGAGAAAAACCAGTAAATTATCCTAGATTTATAAAAGGTGATAAGGTTATTAATGTAGATTTAAATAAAACAGGTACAATTAATAATTTAAGGGATGATTCTTATGAAAAGGCCAGTAGAGTAAAAGACCCTACACATTATTATTATGATGTAGATTATGATGATGGTTCATTTAATACGTATGTTAGTCAAAATGCTTTAAAACATTTACCAAGTAGTTTATCACCCACAACTAAAATTAATCCTGTATCAAAAACTACAAAAAACAAATTTAATGTAGGAGATATAGTGAAAAGAATAGGTAGTTCATATTATGAAGGTGCATCACCAGAAGCAATGGGTATGATAGGAACAGTTGTTAGCATAAGTGAATCAACTGAATGGCCACCTAATAGTGGTAGAATTATACCTAAATTATATTTTATTAACTTTCCTGAATTGTATAAAGGTACAAAACATGAAAACGTAAAATTAGGAGTTGTAGGAGAAGATTTAGAATTAGTACATGTACAACATATAAATAAAAAAGGTCATATTTCAGAAGAAATAAAATATATATTACCAAAATTAGGTCCAGATTGTTGGGAAAAAATTTTAAATGTAAAAGAAGGGGAAGAATTAGAAATTGTATCTAAATATAATATTGATATTGATAAAACATATCAATCAGTAGAACAAAAAGGAAGTGTTAAAAGTTTTACAAAAATATTTAGTTCATTAAATTATCCTAATTTTATGTTCATGGAAGTAAGAGAATACGGTTTAGATGGTTTAAATGTATCTATATTTTATAGAGATTTTGGTGATTTAAATGTATCCGATATTTTTCCAACTCCTCCTAGTGGAACTCCTGCTAGAAAAGTATTTAACGATGGTTTAAAAGGAGAATGTAAAAAAAATAAAAAATATAATTTTAAATTTTTAAAAAATTCACCTACTTATAATTTATCTCCAAATATATCTCCTGTGAGTCCAATAAATAATTATCTTATAATGCCTAACAGTACTCATGTATTTGCTAATGATTTTAGACCAAAAAGTTCAAATCATCCTGATGGTTTTATTCCTGATTATTCAAATAAAACTTTCGTTCAAGAAAATGAAGATTCAATTGATATTGATTGGGAAGATTTTGATAATGAAATAAATAAAGATTCAACTGAAGAATCTTCAATTGAGAAACCTATTAGAATATCTAAAAAGAAAACTAGTAAGAAAACTAAAAAGAAATCTAAAAAGAAAACTAGTAAGAAAGCTAAAAAGAAAACTAGTAAAAAAGCTAAAAAGAAGACTAGTAAGAAAGCTAAAAAGAAAACTAGTAAAAAAGCTAAAAAGAAGACTAGTAAGAAAGCTAAAAAAAAATAAATAATTATATATGTAACTATTTATTTTTACATTTTTCATCTATATATACGAAAAAAATTGAAAAAAAAGAGGTCTAACTGTCCTTAAAATCAAGACTATCCTTTATGGTATACAACAATTCAATGTATATTTTTCACACCAATGGTGTGTTTGATTCTTCTTTCCTGATCTGTACTATTCAGTTACTAATCAACATCACAGGTATTATATATTTTACCAAGATGATGTTTAATACAAATCAGGAAACAACACAGACTGTGAGTGATTCAGTAACACTGGATGAAGGGAAATCAGGTAATGTTAGAACTCTTGCAGTAATTACCGACCCAGACGAAGACCTTGATGACGAAATTGCTCTCTATCATCTATTTGAGAGAATGAAGTCTGATAGGTTTGAGTATGATAAAGTGATGATTATCTTTGCCAACGGAGCTAATGGAACAAAAGTATCTTCTTCCCAGCGAAAGGAAGTCTTCAACAAGTTCTTTCCACAATTCGATGGTGAGGACTGCTTTGTGGTGAACTGGACTATTGTTAATCTAGTCACGTCAAGTGAGCTCGACATGATAGAAGGAATGACAATAGACACTCTTCTCCAAATTGCTCCACTTTGTGGAATGGGTAGTGACTTTTTCACAAACAATACATTCAAACGTCGAGTAGTCATGGGTGACCTTGATAATCCTAAGGGTAGTCTAAACCTATCAAAGAGCTGGAACGATAAGTCTCCAAATAGTGATGAGCTTGATAGGGAGTTTAAGGATCAAGAGGAGGCAATGAAGGATGTATTTTCTCATTACATTACAACAAAACTTTCTCGCGGTGTTCCTTTCACTTACAATATGATTTCTAAACTCCCAAAGGAGTTTGGAGATTATATTATCAAGAAGGCTTTTCAGCTACTGGTCGGACGTGTACCTTCTCATCTTCCATATTGCAGGAATGTAACAGTTGGTGCTAATTGGCCCACAGCTAAATCTTATATGAGGGATTGGGATACTGATGACTTTGATAGGTATTTCAATAAGCTTACACGCTTTGAGAAGGAAACTATCCATGACCAAGTATCTGAGTTTATGTCTGATAGTAGTGACGATGAATTCAGGCAAGCACTGGAGGATATTTATATTGTAGTTCGCAAGATTACGGGACAGCTTTATGATTCTGCAGACTTTTCGGTTGATAGTCTTAGTAATGTTGAAATTGCAGAGACACTTTTCCATGAGTTTGTTAGGGATAATAAGTCTAGTCTGACTCCTGCCTATGACCTACTTGCGATGCATCTTGTTCTAAGGAAGAAGTTTGACCAGGTTAGGTATGACGAGAACTTTATCGGTGAGCTGATGGAGGAGCTCAATATCTTTTATGGTTAAAATATTATTTTATTTACGGTAACCTTTAACAAGTTTTGCTAAATGTTTAGCTTGCTTGTTATTATTAAAGTATTCTCTGACTGGTTCTAATAGATTATTAATATGAATTATCATAGCTTTTTTCAAATCATTTGGATGAATCAGCCCTCGATAAAAATCTAATTCCAATATATTATAATTACTATATATTCTTTCAGGTGTATCCCATTTAGGTTCAGCAGGAATTACCATTTCTTTAACTATTGGAAAAACAATATGTTTAGCCCAATCAAGTAAAGGATTTTTTTCAATATCTTTTTCCTTACAATAAGCTTTTTTAATCTTCCTTTTAACATCATGAGCCATATCATCCATAAAGATAGCATTATCAGGATTACTTTTACTCATCTTATCACTACCATCTAATCCCATTACCATATGATGTGAAATAATAACTGGAGCTAATTTTTTTTTCTTTTTTGCATATTCACGTACTAACATGTTAACTTTTCTTTGATCCATTCCAAGACTAGTAATATCTGCTTTTAAGAAAAAAACATCAGCTGCTTGCATTACTGGATAAAAGATTTGGCTTGCTGCAAGATCATCATTTTCTTTTCTACCCATAATTTGAGTACATTTAAGTATTCTAGGAAGAGTAAAATTAGTTGCAATATCTAAGACTATTTTCCAATATTCATCTGAACGTTTATTTATTTCTTCACTTGACCAAATAAATTCAACATATTCACTATCTACATCCATACCACATGCTTTCCATGTTTCTATCATCAGTTTTCCTGCATTTTGAATTTTTTTTAAATCTCCACCTAATTTTAGGTTCATTAATGCAAACCAATCAGCAACCCAAAATTTAAACTTAATCTTATTTTTAATAAAAGTATTAACATTATGAGCTCTCAATAATCCCTGAGCTAGATGCATTCTACCGGAAGGTTCAAAGCCATCATATGCAATAACTTTTTCTTTTTTCTCTAACAAATTTTTAAGTTCATCTGGATTAATCACTTCTTCTCCAATATTTTTAATTTCGTCTATATTTCTATTCATTAAAAATTAATATTATCATATATTTAAGTTATTTTAAATAAGATGCTATAAAAAATTGAAATTTTTAAAGTAAACTGAAATGTATTATAATGTCAATTCAAATTGAAAAGACTCACTTTTTTAAACTAGGTTCCAACGGAATCGTAAGTTTTGTTCTAAAGTCATCCCAACCTACTATGGATGACATTGTTATTCCGCCCAGTAGAGAGTTTGATAACTCCATGCCTATTAACTTCTATTTTTCTAAAAGTAGTACTCATAATAAGTTTAAAACGATGATGCTATCTGCTCCAGTTACACCTGTAGCAATTAATCTGTATGATATGTATGGAAATAACGTTGGTAAATATTCATCTGAAAGGAAATCAAATGAAAGTGGAAGCATTAACCTCAACAACAAGGAAATTATATTTCTAAATGAGGTAACCACTTCCGATAATAGCGTTCTTTTTCTAGAAAATTACTATCCACTAGGTAAATTTACTTCTGAACTAGCTAATAACTTTTTTAAGAAGGATGCAGAAATGTGTGGAGATAAGTTTAAGAATACTATTGTTTATATGAAATCTAAACTCTTTAAACAACTCGTACTGCTTACTTCAGTTGATTTTAGGTCTCTGTTCAAACAAGTTGTAATAGTTCTTGATACTGATTGTATGGTACAAACATGTGTTGAACACAACTTTGGTAGAGTAATCAGAGGCAAATCGCCACATGTTAGTACTTTCCTAAATGTAATTGGAGGAAACCTAAAAAATGTTATGACTAGTAGTAATGATTGTATTATCAGTCATCGTTCTGATAACAGAATCCAATTTGTTAGTAATTCTTCAAAAGCAGAAGCTACTATTATTTGTTTCATTGATGATTTTCCTGAAACGGTATGTATTGAAATGGACGATAGGTGGAAACCAGAAGACTATACTGGTGAAATTACAACATCTCTAGATATTTCTACTACTCCTCAACTAGAAATAGGTTTTTACGAAAATCTATTTAATCTAAGAGATATCAATAATACTATTACTGATTCTAACTTTAAGGAAGTATGTATGGTACATTCTGAACTGGTAGTTGGTATTATGTTAAGCAGCTTTGAATTCAATAGAAATACCATGAATCCACTTGAAAAAATGCTAGTAGGTAGTTACAATTCTGAAATGACTAGTTTTTCAGATAAGTTCATATCATATCGTTTTCCTACAAGGACTCCTCCGCGACTAGTAAGAGATTCGCATATGAATGCACCAACTCTACTTCGTGAAACAACTTGTGCAACAAATTTCTAAGATTTTTTTAAATAAAATAAAATGTCAATTATGTTAATGTGGATTTTAATAGGAGGAGGAAAACCTCAATGGAATACTATGATACATAATGGTCCGTATTTTGCTGAACCATATATTAAACACGATATTCCAATTATAATAAATAATGAAAAAATCATTTTAGAAAAATTAGCTGAAGAATATGCTACATTATATGCTAAATATATTAAAACCGATTATGCTGATAATAACACATTTAATCGTAATTTTACGAAAGATTTTTTTAAAGTTTTGCCTAAAGATATTATCAAAAAATATAATTTAAAATTAGTAACTGAAATAGATTTTTCTCTTATTCACGCTAAATTAGAAAAAGATAGATTAAAAAAGTTAGAAAGAACTAAAGAAATAAAAGCAAAAGAAAAGGAGGATAGATTAGAGAAGGAAGAACCTTATATGTTTTGTATGATAGATGGTAGTAACGTAAAAGTAGGTAATTATAAAATAGAACCTCCTGGTATTTTTCTAGGTAGAGGGAGTCATCCAAAACTGGGGATGGTAAAAAAAAGAATAAATCCAAAGGATGTAACTCTTAATATAGGTAAAGATTCAACTATTCCAAAACCTAATGTAGATGGACAATGGGGAAAAGTTATTCATGAAAAAGATAAAATATGGTTAGCTAGTTGGAAGGATGGAATTACCGGTAAAAATAAATATGTTTTTACTAGTGTTGAATCTATTTTTAAATCAAAAAGTGATACTGAAAAATTTGACCTTGCTAAGAAATTAAAAAGAAAAGCTAATAGTATTAGGGAACGTTATATATTAGAATTAGAATCAGACGACATTATTGTTAAACAATTAGCATCTGCTTTATATTTTATAGATAAACTTGCTTTACGTGTTGGAGGTAAAAAAGATACTAAGGGTCAAGCGGATACAGTTGGAGTTACTAGTCTTCGAGTAGAACATATTACTTTTGTAGATGATAGCAAAAAAATAATAAAGTTAGATTTTTTAGGTAAAGATAGTATTAGATATTGTCATAAGATAGATGTTATACCTTCAATTTATAATAATCTAAAAAGTTTTACTATGGATAAGGATAAAAAAAAAGATTTATTTGATAAGATAAATAGTAAATCATTAAATAATTATTTAGAAACTTTTATGAAAGGTTTAACAGCAAAAGTTTGGAGAACATATAATGCTTCCTTTTTATTCCAAAAAGAACTTGATAAAATTAAACCAGAGAAAATCTGTAGTATCAGTGAAAATGAACGAATTAATTATCTTTTAGGTTTATTTAATATGGCAAATACTAAAGTAGCTCTACTATGTAATCATCAAAAAAATGTTCCATCAAATATTAGTGCTACTGTAGAAAAAATAAATACTATGATAAGAAAGTTAAGAAAAACAAAGAAAAAAACTATTGAACGCAAGTCTAAAATGGATAAAGAAGAATATAATAAAAAAATTAATAGAATTGATAGTAAAATATTATTATTGAAACTCAAAAAAGATACTAAAAGCAAAATGAAAAATGTGTCCTTAGGAACTAGTAAAATGAATTATATTGATCCTAGAATAGTCTTTGGTTTTATGAAACGTTTTCAAATTCCTGAAGAAAAACTTTTTACCAAAACTTTATTATCTAGATTTCAGTGGGCAAGTGAAGTTGATAGAGATTATCGGTTTTAAATATTAAATGACTTTAGCATTTAATATTTATAAATAATAATGCACTATATATTTGAACATCGTATTATACTATTTATTATAATAGGATTAATGTTATTGTCTTGTTTGATATATATTACAAGATGTTTATGTAGGAAACCTATAGTTAGATCTAAAATTTATCCTAATACTGTCTATATTAATCCATTACAAGTTAAAAAGGGAATTATCTAATTAGTCAGTTTTTTTTTTATTTTTAAAATATATAATAATATATATGGGTTGTACTCCTTCTAGAGATATACATTCAATAGAAGAGTATGGATATAAGGGAGAAATAAAATTTGTCGAGGATGAAGTTATGATGCAGGGTATGGGAAGACAAGAAAATGAAGATGGTAGTGTTTACACTGGTAAATTTAAAAATAATTTATATCATGGTTATGGAATTATACAATATTTCATATCAGATGATTCACACGCAGAAGAACCGGTTAGTTATAAAGGGGATTGGAAGAATGGATCCAAAGTAGGTAAAGGTAGAATAACTTATCAAGATGGTTCTTATTATTATGGTACTTTTAACTATGATAAAATTCATGGTAAAGGTATTTATGTTTTTTCGAATGGTAATAAATATATTGGAGATTTTTTTAATGAAACAATGCAAGGTAAAGGTAAAGTATACGATCGACATGATAATATAGTTTATAAAGGTAATTTCTACAATAATAATTATCATGGTAAAGGAACTTTCTATATAGATAATGTTAGACATTATGTTGGAGATTTTATTAATGGATTATTTCATGGTGAAGGTAAACTTTACGACTTTGAAGGATACTTTGTTCAAAGAGGTTACTTTGAAAATGGCACTATCTTAGATTACAATCTTGAAAATATAGCAGTAGCAGATGCAGTGGAATATGATGAAGATAATTCAGACGTTCCATATGCACACGCATATGCACATGAATGCACTACTTCTAGTTATGTTTATTAAAACTTTTATAATTATTAAGAAAATATATAATTATAAAAAAATTGATACTTACTTCTTTTAATATAAAAAAAAATATAATGCAACCAGTAACCTACCAAGAACTTAATTCAGAAATGTCACCTATGATGAATGCTGTTAGTAATAATTTACTTTCATCTGTATCAGTAAATACATCTCATATTACTAATAATCCTTATCTATTTAATCATGTTACTACTCCTTCTCTACCTATTACCGACCAAAAATCTAGTGGACGATGTTGGTTATTTGCCACAATGAATCTATTACGAGTAGTGGCACACCAGAATTTTAAGAGTAGTTTTAATACAGAAATTGATAAATTAGAGTTTAGTCAGAGTTATGTGTTCTTTTGGGATAAGTTTCATCGTTATCAAATGAATCTTAATTATTACCTAGAAATGCTAGAAGAAGAAAATTCTGCTGAATATCTAAGGACATTTTTTAATGATCCTATGGGTGACGGAGGTCAATGGGATATGGCAAAAGCAGTTGTACTTCATTATGGAGTTGTTCCAAAAGAAGTATTCCCTGATAGTTTCCATGCAAAGAATACACGAGGTATGAATTATATTCTAACTAATCAACTTAAAAATGATTGTATTGAACTTAAAAACGTTAGTCCTGCTTCTAGAAATGAACTAGTTAAATCTATGACGCAACGAGTTTATAACATGTTAGTTAGTTTTCTTGGAAATCCACCTAAACCAGACCAAGTATTTTCTTGGACATTTGAGGGTAAAGTAGATGGTAAAAAGAAAGTAACTACCTGGGAAAATATGACTCCTAAGAGTCTTCTAGAACGTACTGGTTTTAAACCTAATGATTATGTATCGGTTATTAATGATCCTAGAGAAAACAACCCATACATGCAAAAATATGTTATCAAATATCTCGGTAACATGGAAAGTCGTGGAGTAGGATGGATTAACCTTTCCATTGATAGAATGAAAGAGTTGTCAAAATCTAGTATTAAAGACAATGTTCCCGTTTGGTTTGGATGTGATGTTGGAAATAATTGGGATAGAACTTCTGGAGTTCATCATCCTGGTATTCAAGATTTTACAAATGTAGTCGGACTTAATGTCGCTACTCTTGATAAAGCTAAAAGACTAGAAACATTTGCTAGTCTTCCTAATCATGCTATGATGATTAATGGTATCTTTGAGATGAATAATCAGGTTAAAAGATGGCGAATTGAAAATAGTTGGGGAACAAAATCTGGAAGTAATGGTCACCTGCTAATGACAGATGAATGGTATAGTGAATATGTGTTCCAAATTGTAGTAAGAAAAGACTTTCTATCTGATGCAGAAAAAGCTGTTCTTGATAGTGAACCTAATACGATTGAACCTTGGGACCCATTAGGTACACTTGCTTAATTGTTTTAAATAATTAACTAACATAAATTATATGTTTTGTTTCTAAAATATTTAATATAACTAGAAATAGAATGACTTTCAACCCAATATCCATTAGAAATATATTCTACGAAATAATGCTTACTAGTTTCCCAATATATTTGAAACCATTGTCTATAATTTCCAACATATGGATCATTTTTATTCAAATAAGTTGTTGGTTTCCTATCAAATGAATGATTCTGTAACCATTTTTTCTCTACCATATATGGTATTGGAGCAAAAAGCATTGAATTAACATTAAAAATCCCAGCAGCAACACCAGAAACAGAACCATTCATTCCATGACCAGCAAATATTATATCTTCATCTATATATTGATTTAAAAAATCTTCATATTCTTGTTGACATTCTAAATAAACGTTCCAAACTTTTAATAATATTTTACCTTTCTTTTCTGGAACATTTACAACCATGTTATCATTCATTTTGTTAAAATATTCATTCATATTATCACTAGGTTCTCTCAGATAAATGTTACAAAATATATAAGTTATCTTTTCAAAAAATTCAACTTTTAAAGTAATAAATTTTTCAGTAGATTTAATAACATTTACATTCCAACCCTGGTTTGAAAAAGATATCTCTTCATTATTATAATTTTTTTCTATTGCAGTAGCTGCTATATTAGCATAGTATCTATCACTAGACATTGTTCTTAATATTATATAGAAATATATCTGAATAATTTTTTATATCAGTTTATTATTCTAGGTTATTTTAAAAATTGTTCTAGAATTATTTAATAATAGATATTTAATGAAGATTTTTTTGAGTACAATGACTATTATGAAATGTAAGAGTGTTTTATTTAATACCATAATTACAATTGAAATCCAATTTATAGGATATATTAGTTACAATTATTTTATTAAATTTTTTATAATATATGAAAGAATTAAATAATCCTTACTAACTCAAATATCTAAAATATAAAAGTATATATTTGTATATGTTGGCTTATCAGATAATGAAATATTTAGAATAACAGATTATATAAGTCGTGCTAATAACAGTTATTCTAAACAAAATCAACTACCTTTTTAAAATATTATTAAAATAAAGAAAAAATTTGAATAATTTATTTATTTTATTATGTATATGGAAGTATTACCAGAATATGAATTTAATTATGTTGTTGATGATAATCTTAGTGGATATGTAAACTTACCAAGCAAAGTTTTAAAAGATCTGAAAGATGCAGAGTTTCCATTAGTATTTAGATTATCTACAAATATTAGTGGAATTATCGAAAATGAAATCTTTTGTGGAGTAAAAGAATTTATTGATGGTAAAAATATGTCTGTACCACAATGGATAATGGAAAATCTAATGTCACCTGAAAATGGTAAAATTAAAGTCGAATATGTTAAATATATTCCCCCTGGGAAATATATTGAACTACAGCCATTAGAAGAAGAATTATTTACTGTACCAGATTATGATGCCGTTTTAGAGCATGTTTTATCAGACCATTGTATTCTTTGTAAGAACCAAATTTTTAAGATTAGGGTATTTGACAAAGAATTTAATATTAAAATTAATAATGTTGAGATAGATTGGGAAAACACTGATTTAGAAAAATTAACTGAAAAATTTTCAGATAATTTCATTAATGTTGTTAATAGGGATATTAATGTAAATATTATTAATAGTTTTTATAAGGAACCAGAACCAATGATTGAACCAATGATTGAACCCGAACCGGTTGAAGAAACTGATAAACCAGTTCTTACTACAGGGGGAACTAATCTAAGTAAAGAACAGTTAAGGGAACATTACATAAAATTTTATGGAAAAAAATAATTTATTTATTAAAACTTTTTTATTAAATAAATTTAAAGATTACAAGACTTAATAAATATTATGGAAAAAACAATTAATGTAGATTTCTCTGACGAAGAAGAAGAAGTAGAAGTAGAAATGGAAGAATTACCAGAAGAAGATGAAATGGATGATGACTTTAGAGCCTATATTTATAGTCTTACTACTAAAGAATCTGATGAAGATGATTCATTTTTTACAGATAATATACAAAAAAAGAAAAGACGTGATAGAAAAAGAAATCAAAATAATAAAAAAATGATAGTATTAGATTTTAACCAAGACTTTTCTAATATAGCTAAATCAACTCAAAAAACTTGGAAAAGTAAAAGATTAGTAAAAAAAACTGTAAATAAAAAAGAGTATAAATTTAAACCTAAAATGCTTCCCTTTGAATATAGATTTAAAAATGAAAAAAAACCGGATAATTTTAAAAGTTTAGATAATGAAGAAGATTTCCCATCACTTTAATAATACTGTCTTCTCCTATTTATATACGCATCATTCCAATAAACATTTCTTCTATTATAATTTTTTATTTTAGGCAATACCCTTCTATTTTGAGATTTAGGAATAGCAGGATATATATCATGAGCTTTTTTACGATGATATCTTTTATTTTCGTAAATATTAGCAACACTTTTAACTTTAGGTAATTTTATTTTAACATCGTATTTATTTTCTAATTTTTTTTCACTGACTACTCGAGAATTTTCATTTTTCTTTATAACAGTAATTTTAGGTAACTTTATTTCTTGATTTATTTTAGGATGATATTGTCTTGAATTAGGTCTACTTTTTTTATCTCTACTTATATTATTATCTTTTCTATCGATAATATTATATATATTAATATGATTGTATCTTCTACGATGATTTGTATCTAATAATCCTTTTAATAGAGAATTAAATTCGTTATATTTATAAAATTCTCTACTTGGATTAAACCTTTTAATTTTAGAGAATAATGAGTGAAAATTAGTAGCATAAAATAATTTTTTTAAATAGATTAATTCGTATAATATACAACCTAACCCCCAATAATCAGTACTATAATTATATTGTTGTCCTCTAATAACCTCAGGAGACATATATAATGGTGTACCAATCATTGTAACAGCGTGTGATCGAGTTTTCAAATATTTTGAAACCCCAAAATCAGTGATTTTTATGGTGTAATCATCACCTATTAATATATTAGCAGGTTTAATATCACGATGTACTATACCTTTTTTATGTAATTCTTCTAAACCTAGAGTTATTTGATATACTATATCTTTTACTTTACTTCTAGATAAGTATTTATTTTGATTTACTTTTCTTTTAATATAGTCTTCCAAAGTACCATGAGAAGCATATTCGAGTAAGATATTAATTTCATCTGAACTTGTAAAATAATCATATATTTTAATTATATTAGGATGATTAAACATCATATAAATATCAATTTCATTAGTAACATCTTTAATTTTATTTTTTTTTCTATCAATATATAATTTTTTTAAAGCATAATATTTTTGATTTCTAGTATCCATTACTAAATACACATTAGCATAAGACCCACTTCCTAAAGTTTTAATAACTTTATAATAAGATGGAATCATTATTATATATAATAAAATAAATCATAAATTTAAACAAATTAAATTAAATATTTATCTAAAGTGTTAATATATGAAAAAAAATATTATAATTTTAGGTGAAGAGTACTGGTTTAATGTTAAAACAAAATATTATAATTTTGTAGAAGCAAAGTATTTACTGGAACAATTGGAAAGTAATGAAAAATATGATTATTTTATTTTAAAAAATCCGGGAGAACTGTTAAAAAAAATAGAAGAGTTAGGAAAAGATAATATTTACGCAATGTTTCTTTTTCAAGATGTTTTATCTGATTCATATCTTAACAATATTACAATAAACAATATGAAAAAATTTATTAGAAAATTAAATAAAAAACATGATATTAAGATTTATCCAGGAATTAAAGTAACTGATATGTTTGGAAGTAAAAAATATTATGATATTTTGGTAAATAAAATGGCTTATAGTGCTTTACCACATAGTAAAGTTATAACTATAAAAAAATATCAAGGGAATAAAGATAATAATAAATTAGAAAAATTATTATATAATGCATCTGTTGATATGTTTAAAATTTTTGATAAAATTATTATTAAAAAAGGATATAGTTACGAAGGAAAACAAGTACAATTTATAACTCCTGAAATTATTAAGGATAAGAAACTATTTCAACAGAAAGTTAATAAATTAGATAATAAAAAATATTTTGGAGTTAAGACTAATGCTAGTAAGTGGGAAATAGATATTGATAGGTATTATATTATACAAGGGAATAATAATATTATTAAAGAAGCTAGCAATGAATACAGAGTTTATTTTTTTAATGGTAAAGCAAAATATATGGCTTGGGCAGACAATGTTCCAAATCAATGTACTAAAGATGTAGAGAAAACAACAGAAGATACTGAATTTGATTACAAGATTAGAGATATAGTTAACGATAAAGGTTATAAGATTCTTAATACTAAAATGGATAATATTGATATACTTAATAGTTACAACCCATATTTAGGTACTGAAATTTTAAGATTTGGGAAAAGAGTTTATAATGATTTCCTAAAGTATTTTTGGAAAGATAAACCTACCGAACATCCTATAATGTTTAGAGTTGATATCAGTTATGCTATTGATAAACAATTTTTAGATGAACATAGTATAGAAGTAGATGGATTTGACGATAAGATTAGATTATATATTAATGAAATGGAAAT